ATTTTAAAGTATAATAAAAATGAGTTATAGTGATGAAGGTATGCCAAAACAACTTCAAATGGGACAAGATGCAATTCCTGATCTTCTCCGTGTAGGTTCTATCCCAAGTAATACAGAAGCGAATGTTGATACTGATATTTTAGAACCAGTTATTTTTTCTGAATCTTTTATCAGATATCAATTAGTTAATAAAGGTTTTTTAAATCCTTATTCAAGATTAACTTTTCAGTTAGAAAATGTGAGTTCTCAATCAGGTTCTAATGTACGCTCCTTCCTTCCAATTAATGTTGGTGTTGGTGCTATTATTAAATCTGCAAGATTAAAGATTGGAAATCAAACTATTCAAGAAATAGAAGATTTCTCGGATTATTATGGTTATAAATCATTATTTGTTAATAATGAAGTGCAGAAAGAAAGAGAACAATATTTATCAGGAAGATGTATGTCCCATAGTCAATTCTTTGATGATACTGTTAATATTGCATTAAATACTGATTTTAATCAACATACAGATTTAGATAATGGTTTAGAATATGAAAGCAACGCATCAGGATTAACAAGCGGATTATTAGCAAGAGAAATGAGTTTAATAGCAAGAAAAGGTGTTTTCTCTATTACACTTGAAGAGATCCTGCCAGTATTCCGAAATACTGCTTTTCCTTTATATATGCTTAATAATGATATGCCAGTCCAAATTGAACTTGAACTTCATTCCTCAACTGATGGATCTCGTTATGCTATGAATGGTGAACTAAATGCTTCAGGTCAAAGAGTTAATAATGATGTTCCTATTACATTAAATCGTAATGAATGCCGTATGATTGCAGATTATACAACATATTCCCAAGATCTTATGGATTCCTATGCTAATGCTAATAAAAATATGAACTGGACTTTTATGGATTATCAGTTAACTAAATTAACCCTTGCTAATTCAGTAGCAGGTGAGAATGTTATTAGAAATGTTGGTGGTGCTGGAAGATTAGTTCCAAGATTATTTGTTGCAATTGCTGATGAATCTGTAAATCCATCTCACAGGATTTTAAATAAATATAGTTCTGAAGCAAATGCTTCAACTCCGACAGAATACGGACAACTAACTTCTAATATTAAAAAGAATGATAGATTCATATTTCCTATTGATAGAAGCAATACAGCACTTCATTTTCACGGACTTGCTGATGCTGAAGGTATGGTTCCATTTGTACTTCGTGATGAATATTCAAGACAAGGCGGAAGAATTGGAGATCAGTTCTTTGAACTCAACGCCCAAAATGTTAACCTTGAAGGCAAGTTCTTTTATACAGCATATAAGATGCCTGATGGTGAGCGTGTAAATAGCAGAGGTTTAGAGTTACATTCCAAGATGAAATCTCTTCCTGCTGGTGCTTATACTATGAGAATATATATTGAAGCAATTAAAGTTGCAACATTACAAGATGGTGTCTTTGATTGTTATTATGCTTAAATAAATATTATTATAAATATCATTTTATTAAAGTGTCCTCAAAGTCCTCAAAGTCCTCAAAGTCCTCAAAAATATTTATGGTTTCCAAAAATACAAATAATTCATTTTATAGAATTACAAAAAACAAAAACAAAAATATTGCCGAGAAAGTCAGGACATTTTGAGGACTTTGAGGACAATAAGGACATGTATATTTTTTCTACAAAATAAATAAAAAAGATATTAAAGATTTATTAATTATAATATAAAAAGATGAGTGAATTGAAAAAAGATATTGTAGTTAAAAATACAATTAAAAAAAATACATTTATGGATTATGAAACAGGAAAATTATTTTATGAAACTAACCTTATGGATTTATTGCCTATTGAACTAACTGAAAAGATTCAGGAAGAAGCGGATAAATCAATAAATGAAGTATCTGTGGAAGAAATATGGGCGTGGAGTATGAATCAATATTCTAATAAAAAATCGTAATTATTAATTTATTTTTTTAACTTTTTTTTTTATAATTTTTATTTTAAAATAAAAATCTTAATTAATTATAATATGAGTGAAGAAAATATTAAAGATTTAATTAAGAAAGCAAGACCTAATATCAAAGATAATTCATTAAAGATATATGTTTCTAATCTTAATAAACTAATGAAAATGTTTGAATCAGATAATTTAGATTTTTTAAAAGATGAAAAAAAAGTCCTTGAAAAATTAAAAGATTTGTCCGATAATACAATTAGAAATTATTATAATGCAATATTGATATATTTAATGTCTATAAATAAAGACAAGAAATATGATGATGAAATAAAAGTTTATGGTGATTTAAGAGATGATTTAAATAAAAAATATGAAGATCAACAAGCAACAGGTACAATATCAGAAAAACAAAAAGAGAACTTTGTTGATATTAAAGAAGTTTATGATATGATTGATAAAATAGGAAATGAGAAAAAAGAAAAAAAAATAAAAAAGAAAGAAGATTTAACAGGGAAAGAGAAACAATTATTAATGATATATATTATTTATAATATATATGTGAGATTGCCGATGAGAAATGATATTGCAGGAATGGAAGCAATATCTAAAAGACAATATAATAAGTTAACAGAAGAAGAGAAAAAAGCAAAGAATTATTTAGTTGTTGAAAAAGGAAAAATGATGATGATATTAAATAAATATAAAACATCTAAAAAATATGAAGAAAATAAAATTGATGTTCCTAAAGATTTAGAAAAGTTATTGAGGTTATATATTAGAATAAATGGAATGGGAAAATTATTCACAACTTCAACAGGAAATGAATTATCAAGAAATGCTTTAAGTCAGTTATTATTAAAGACATCACAAAAATATATGGGAAAAAATATCAGTACAACTATGTTAAGAAAAATATATTTATCATCTAAATATGCAGATGTTAAAGAAGAGATGAAAAAAGATGCAAAAATAATGGGTCATTCAGTTGCAACACAGCAAAAGGTTTATGTTAAGAATGATGATGAAGAAGATGAATCTAATCAAAAATAACTTTAAACTTTCCTTTTTTTAATATTAATCCATTAACTTTTTTATTTTTCAATTTATTTTTTGCTTTAATATCCAAATCCTTTTGGACTTTAATAGATATTTCAGGATAAAAAACTCTATCCATTTTTAAATCACCTTTAATTAATTTACAACATCTTCTAACACTTGGAATATCTCCGAATTGTTTTATATAGTCCATGTGGATTTTTATTTCATCAATAGAACCGAAGATTGTATTTTCTATACAATATCCAGTTTTACAATAATGTATAATTTCTTTGCATAATACTAAAATATTATTTCTATCTTTAACTGATAAAACTTTGTTCGGATTTGGTTGAGATAAATAATTCTTTAAATAATTTATATCTTTATTTTTGAAATATTCAGATGTTCTAAAATCAATAATATTATCATTTTTTAAATATTGTAATAAAGCATTTATTAGTTCATTTTTATTTAGTGCATCATAGTTTGGAATATTAATTTTAAGATCAGATATAATATCTTTTAAATCTTGTTTTGAATATGTTTTATGAATCATATTTTAATTATTACAAAGAAAAAAATAAAATATTTTATACAATATAAAATGCCATACAAATCAGGAAAGTTAAAAGGACAACTCACAGCACCTGAACTTCGTCGAATGATAAAAGAACATAATAAATTAATGTCTATAAAAGTACCTCCGAAAACTGATAGAGATGGTTTAATAAAATTAATAAATGATAATGGATATAAAGTAGATCACGAAAATAAAAAGTTAGTTCCAACGCAACCTATGAAAAGAAGACCTAATATAAAACTTCCTCCAGCACCTGCTCCAAAAACTGCAGAAGAAAAAGCAGAAGCAAAAAAGAAAAAAGATAAAAAGAAATTAGAAGAAAATCTGAAACTAAAAATGAAAGTTGAAAAAGTTAAATCAAAAGTAACTGAATCAGAAAAGAAAGCAGAAACTAAAAAAACTGAAACTCCTAAATTAGTATTGAAAAAAAATCAAAGTAAGATTGCAAAAAGAAATTATAATTCAGCATTAGATTTTATATCACAATATGAAAATAGAGGTTGGAAGTTTAATCAATCAACAAAAGATTTAATAAAGAAACAATTTGCTGATGAATCAAAAAAAATAATTGTCAGAGAAGAAAAGAAAGGAAAAAATATAAATATATATTTTGTTGGCGATGATAACAAGTTAGGAAGTCCAATTCCTCTAAAAATGTAATATAAAACTTAAATAATGATATAAAAACAACAAAAACAATCCAAAATATATAAATAAAACTTAAATTATGCCTGTAATACTTAAAGAAATATAATAAAATTATAATTTTATTATGTTTTTAAGTGTTTTTTAGTCATAATATTAGTTTTATAGGGTTATTTATATATATTTATTATAATAATTTAAGTTTTATTAAATAATTCTTCTGTTTCAGGTTCATTATTTGTTTCAGTATTATCTTTATTTAATTTTTCTTTTTCTTTTTCTTTTGATTCAGTTTTTCCCAAAGCGAGTTTATCTTCTTTATAAATTAGTTCTGTGTCTCTGATGCACTTGATACAACAACAATCTATTGTTTTACATTTAGATTTAAATATCACAGTTAACAATCCACCCAAAGCACCTAACACCGATATGCAAAATATCATTAATTCTTCTAATGTGAAATCAGCAAGTTTAGTCATTTAATAATTATTATAAAGATTAAAATAAAATATTGTAATATTTTAAAATAATGGAAAATCCTTTTGAAAAGAAACCTATTGAATTAGTACAAGATAAACTTGAGGATCTAAATAATATATCTAAAAGAATAATTGAGAAGATGGATAATATGCTTGAAGATTTAAAAGAGATTAAAGAACATTTAAAAAAAGTTGATGATGAAGTTATTGTTGAACCTCCAAAATCAAAAGGTTGGTTTTATTAATTTTTTTTATTTAATAATATAAATGAGTTTTACAAATGATAAAGATTCAGATAATTATATAACTAATAAAGAAGATTGGGAAAGAATAAAACAATATATTCCAACTGATAAAACTATATGGTCTCCGTTTTATTGTGATGGAAAACAAAAAGAATATTTTGAAGACATGGGATTTAAGATAATACATAATGATGAAGATTTCTTTGAAAATAATAAAGGAGATATTATAATTGATAATCCGCCATTCAGTAAGAAAAAAGAAATAT